CAGCATCCAAAGCTCCCTTCGGTGCCAAATACATACGTGCATCTCGTCTGGCTGACTGAGCCAAATACGAACGCATTGTATTCAGTTCCTTTTGTTGTGGAAGTAGCTGCTCAGCATACGCCAATCCTCGATACGGATACTCTGGTTCGTGTTCGAATATCAACGGCACAATATGAGGTAGGCTCTTCCCGTTTCCATCCACAAGTGGAAGAGGCCCAATATATACTGGTTTGTCTCCATCATAGCCATCCAGAACGTATATTTCCAAACGACCTTTGTATCTGGTTCCGTCGGTATCGTAGAAGTCATCAACCAAGTTACAGAACTCTAGAACTCGAACAAAAGCTGTCGAGTCATCGTCCGCATCTTGCTCCTTGTGACCGACTCTTTTCGAATTTGCCAGATAAGCTCCAAGATAATCGTCGCGAGCAACGCCACTAAGATCCTCCTCCAAACCGTACTTCTTAATGATTTCGGAACGAGGTTGGTAACTAACATGACCGACAAAACGAGCATCATCCCAGTCATGTACGTCGCTATCAAGAACCATCTCCCAATAAGGAAAAACGCGCATCCAAACACGGTTTAAACCCTCCTCAGCAGGGTCGTATCCAACTTTCGCTCCTGCTCCTTTGTACAACAACGCCTGTCGAGAAGCAGCCAAAATTCGCTCTCTCATTGTTGGCTGGTTAATCCAATCGTTGACAAGCATTTCAGCTTTTGCGGTGTCTCCCGTTGTATAAGGAGATTGACCAACAACAACCTTCATTCGTCTTGGATACAGGTTCGCCAAGTATCCCGTCAGCGCTGGCTTTATTCTGTTCACCTCTACTTGATCCAGCTTACTCATCTCATAAGTCGAGTTTAGATCCTCAGAACCTTCAATGTACCTCCAGAACCTTGTCGTATAGCTTGCCTTGGCCAAGGCCATATACGGCTGCTCATCGTCCATCCTAGCGTCGTGTGCTCTTAGGTGCTCCAGAACCACCTTTGGTGGCAATGAATCATCGCTGAAATCGTAACCTTTTATTTGATCTTTGTTCATGGCGTTCTCATCCTAATCTTGTCCATAGGGTTGCGTTTTTCACGCCTTAAGCGTGGACGGTGCCTCTCTTTGCCATTGAACCCTGGTAGACGACGCAACGCCCAAACAGCCAAAACAAAAGCATCCGCGTGGTCATCATGATAACCATCCTGACCCTCTATTCTACCACGTTCCTCTCTCACGTGCATCAACTCCTGTATCGTTTGGTGATCATTCAATTCAAGCCCATCACCATTCACCATCTGACGCGCAAAAGAGTAAGCAAGCTCCTTGTTGCCCTTGTGCGTCACCCAGTCTTTTCCCTTCGTATCCTTCCACACTGGGGTCGACTCCTGATACATCGATCTGATAACTACTCGACCTGCACCACCTGTGTTCGCTTCGCAAAGAACTCTCGCCCGATTGTAATATCGAGACAGATTATTTACCTCCAAAGCAAACCGATTCTCGCCACCTTGGTTCGTCGAAAACACAGCAACCTGCTCTCCATATTCGCTCATCACACAAGCCGTTGCAAAGTCTCCACCTGTACACCAACTGGGGTCTACACCGATTACATATTCAACATTTATTTCAGGCTCTCTATATACACGAAGCTCCGCCTTTTCGGAGGCTGGAAGCTCCTCTAAACGATTATTCAAATAGTCTGAGTCAAACCAAGACCCCTCCAATACAAGAAAGCCGTCTTCAATCGTCAGTGGGAACTCTCGACGGAACTTCCTGTCCCCCATACCCTCGACACCATAGATCATCTCGTGTCGCCAGTACAATTGACCCCAATCAAGACCAAATTTCTCACCCAATTGGTGCTCTTCCTCATTCGGCTCCCAATCTTTTGGAGGTGTTAATGTATATGTTCTGTGATCACTCCACCTCGAAAATAGAAACTTAATTGATTTGTTTCCCGTTCTCTCCGCCTCCTGAGCTATCAAAACACGCTCGTGGTAAAAATTACCCGGCCCGTTGGGAGTTGATACAATTACAATCTTGCTATCTGCTCCACCATGGAGAGTCGAACGGATACCCGACCAGACTTCTTCTGGATGCGGCCAGAAAGCCAACTCTTCTGCCACAAATCTTTGATATGTCCAACCACGACCGTGCGTGTCTCCTCGCGCAGTCATATGGTCGATCAGGGCATCCGTTCGCTCAGATACAAGTGTTTTATCATTTTGATTGATCTTAAATGGATTTGACTCCTTTAAGGTCTTGGGAAGATGATGAAAGTACGTACAGAACTTTTTGAATATTGATTTTGTTGTTTTGTTGTGGTCAGCAACAACAATCGTTCTCAAAGGCTTCTTCGCTGTAAACGTCCGATACCAAGTGTCAGCACAATTCGCTGTCGTTATTCCAATCTGACGAGGTTTGAGCACAACTATTGTCTTTACTTCAGGATCGTTTAGAGCCTCGATCAATGCAACTTGCTCCGAAAATGGATTGCGGAAATAAGACAAGTTTGCATCCGCATCCTCAAACCGCAAACGAGGTATGAATTGCTTTGGATCACTGAGAATAGCTTCTAATTCCACTCTTGTGTCCAACCGTTCTGTTCGGTGGAAGAGTCGAACCACTCCTCCATACCATTGTCCGTTATCTTCTCAGCCTCTCTTGCCTGAGATACCATCGAGATAACAATCTTAGTCGCGGCCAAGTCACCCTCCATCATCGCTCGCATCAAGCTCTTGTTCGCCTCAAACTCCAATGCCTTCAAATCTGATAAGGTCACGCCCCCGTGTTCTGGAAGAAGCTCTGACCACCAGTCCATGAAACCCTTGGTGCTCTCCCAATTTCTCCACTTAGATAGCGTTAACGTCGGTATCCTAGCAACCCACTCTCCAACCAAATACATCCCACTGTTATACAAGCTCCTCGCACTACGTCGAATCTGGACTTGCTCTTCACTCGGACAAAACTTCTTCTTTTTCATTACGACTCCCTTTTCAGGATCACACCGTAATCATTTATTCTGTTCTCTCGTAAAGCTCTTCTAGCTATCTCTTCTATCTGATCCTCCGTCTGACGAAGGTGAGCAGGCTTGCGACTGTTCTTTTCTTGCAGTCGCTGCCGCGCCTTGACCAAACGTAGTAATTGTTGAGGAGTGCTTTTCCGAGACATTATTTAGCCTTTCGCTTTGTTACTTTCTTTGTCGGTGTATCCTTATCAATTGTTGTACTCGACGTTTTTGCCGTCTGCAACTCAGTTATTAGACCAGCCATCATCTCTTGCATTGTATCCATCTGTGACCGCATATCCGTCAATTGCTGGTCCTGAGCAAGCAACATCTCGTCCTGCTTTGCAAGCTTCTCTTTGTACACTGTTACATCTACACTAGGCGGAGGCTCGACAACCTTGCTGTTTTGATTTGCTAACAATTCTCGGAACATCTTCGGTGTCAATTGTGACTCACTACTTCGTCTGATTCGACCCATATCATACTGCACATCTTCATTTCCTAAGATGTCCACAAATTCCATTCCGATGACCAAATGCTGTACATCTTCCTTGATCTCATTGGTCATTGGCTTACCGTCTTGATCCTTTCCAACAAACTTATTGCTTGTCTTCTCTACCACTTCGATCGAATACTCGTAACTGCACAACTCCCACTTCGCGTTTGGCTGTATCGCTGAACGAGAATCTATACACCACTCCAATAAACTCTCCAACATAAATACAAACGTCGGTGTGTCCACTCTACCAAGCATGTTCTGCAACCGATACGTCTGAACATACGTCCAACGTCTGTTGTGCTCAACAGACTTCTTGCTCTCCTCTGTCGTATGATGCTTCATTACATTGTCAATCATCTTTTTCATATATGACAAGTCCAGAATCTTAGACGTGATCGACGAAGTGTCCTTGCGCGTCGGCTCATTGTACTGACCATAACGTCGATTGCTCTTTCGGTAATTTTCAATAATCCCCATGTTTTCTCCTGAGATGTTTTAATTTGTCTCGAATCTGTTCAAGACGATCTTGACGCTCCGATTCGACCACTTGTTCCTGTGTCTCGCGGCGTAAAGCCTCTTCTTTTTTTTCCACTAAACGCTGCTTCTCTTCAAGCTCTAGCTGGCGCATTGCTTCTAGCTCTTCTGCTATCTCACGAGCCAAATCCTTCCGTAACGTCGACCGAGGCTTGATACGACGCTTGTCTTCCTGTGCCAATAATTCAAAAATGCGTATCCGTACCTGCTGTGCATCACGGATTAACTCCCCCAAATCTGCATCAGATAGCTCTAAATGATCTGCCCACGCCACTAATATCGGCATCCCTGGCACTTTGCGCCTATGGTCTTCCTTGTACCAATGCCACGCTGCATTTTTTCCACACTGAGCGACACGCACAGCCTCGTCCCTATCGAGTATTTTCAATATGTTATCTAATGTCATATCTCCAGACTATTGACAAACAAAACAAATGTCAATACCATTGTTCTAGAACCTCACAACCTTTGGAGTAAAACTATGAAATTTCAAATTTTAAATGCTGGAAAACAAAAAGCAAAAACTCACATCAAATGCTTGGTATACGGAGACAGCGGAGCAGGTAAGTCTTTTCTCGCTGTGACCGCACCAAAACCACTCGTTTTGTTGACCGAACCGAACGGACAAACCAGTATCATGCACAGCAACCCAAACGCTGATCTCTTACATATCTCTTCCGTTAAATTACTCGGAGATGTCCTCAACAGCATTACAACCAGTCCAGAACAATGGGCACAGTACGATACAATCGTCATCGACTCACTCACAGAAGTCCAAAGACTGTGCAAAGACGATCTCACAAATAAAGGTAGACACCCAATGAAACTACAAGACTGGGGCAAACTCGCTGACTATATGAGACGCTTCATTCGAGCACTCAGACAAGTCCCAAAACACATCGTATGCCTAGCTCTCCTCGAAACTACATACGAAGAAGGAAGCGGTACCAGACACCTCAGACCAGCCTTCGATGGAAAGAAAACATCCGGAGAAATCGCTCAGTTCTTTAACTTTGTTGGCTTCCTATATCCAGCACAGAACAAAGAAGAAAAGAAGACCAGCCGATACCTTATGCTCGAAGGAAATCAAAACGTACTTTGTAAACCAACCTTCCCGCTCACCGGCACAATCAAAGACCCAAATCTTACCAAAATCTTCAACCAAATCAACAAATAAAGTCTACAATGAAATGGCAAACCTGCGATCACGAAACAATATTCGAATTCCCCATCGAAATTGAGGAACATATGCCAGCATATCACCCAACAACCATCAGACTACACTCCAATAACTGCCCTCACGCAGTGGAATTGTGGAAGCTTAACACCCCGTATGATCGATCCATCTTTCATACGGGCGTGATCGCACACGCCATCCTCGAAGAAATCGGAAAAAATCCAGACAAAGATGCTAGACAAGTAGCCGATAAAATCGTCGAAAAGTACTGCTCCGAAGGGCGAGCGTATGACAGCATACCTGAACCACCCGCTCCACTAGCAGATGCCCTAGAAGGCGCTAAACTTGCCCTCGATTGGCACAGAAAGTTTCCCGTTCCATTCGGAGATGGCATCACACACGAACACCCCTTCGCATTTACCGACCAATGGGCTAGTGTCGACTACAATGACAAAACAGCAAAGTTTAGAACCCTACTCGATGTTGTCGAAATACACGAGGAATACAATAGCGATACAGGAGAAACACACACAAGAGCAATCATCCGTGACTACAAAACCTCTTGGGTCGCCACTTACGATGAACTCGACAGTTTCCAACGAAGATGCCAAGCCGTTGTCGTCTGGCTTTTCTATCGACCTGACTTCATCACACTAGAAATCGCAAACCTTAGACTAAGGTGTAACTTCTTCAAAGAAATCGACTGCCACGCACAACAAAATATGCTCCAAGAATGGCAAGACAATATCTCCACTGCTATCCGTACTCTCGATAAACAACTCAACCCAAACCCAGGCGCAGGATGCGTTCAATGCCAGTACTCTCCATACTGCGAATACTTCGACTCTATGTACAAATCCGATGACGTGTACAGAAAATACATCGCTGCTAAAGAAATCGTCGCTAAACTTGAACCGCAAATCCGAAAAATACACAAGGCTAAACCACCAAAACGTATCGGACTCGGACTCGTCGGATACGCACAGAAAAAAAGAAAAAAAATACTGCCAACAGCACAACAAACTATTCTACAAAAATGGACAGAACAAGACGGAACACTACACGAACTCTTCGCTTCTATGGACCTCTCTATACGAGTCGTCGAAAAAATAGCTCGAAAAATTACATCCTCTAAAAAAGAACGCGAACAACTTATACAACAAATCACAAAAGAAGAACCATACTCCAGCTTCGGAATACACAAAGATAAATAATGCAACTCGACTTATTCAAAAAACCAATCATCTCTATTGAACCACCATCCAATGAACCTCCACAAGAATTCGAAGTGATCTACTGCGACCCACCATGGGACTACAATGAGCGCACCTTCCTAAACAAAGAAGCCAATGACACAGGAGCAGCATCCGATCACTACCCAACTATGAAGCCAGATGAACTCTGCGCTATGGACGTTAAACACATCTTGGCCAAAAACTGTATCTGCTACATGTGGACAACTGGCCCACAACTCGATATCTCCATAGAGGTTCTCAAAGCCTGGGGCTTCAAGTACAAAACAATCGGCTTCGTTTGGGAAAAACTTATCACCAATCCCGGATATTACACCATGTCGTCCGTCGAAATCTGTATCGTCGGAACTAAAGGCGCTATACCTAAACCAAGAGGTACACGAAATGAACGACAATTCTATCAGGAAAAAAGACAACATCATTCAGCTAAACCTACCAGATTCATCGAACGAATCGATCGGATGCACCCAACCCAAAACAAAATCGAACTCTTCTCCAGAAAAGCACACGAAGGATGGCATTGCTGGGGATTCGACGCTACCGGAGAAGGCGTTGTGGTCATTCCCAGACTCGAGAGTAAAAATATACCTGATCATGTCCAAAAAGTAATGTGGCCTATACCATTCTAGGAGATTCTATGACATTCGGAAAATGGCTAAAACTAAAACTCAAACACTGCAAAGTTCAACAAAAAGTCTTCGCTAAACAAATATGCGTCTCACCAAATACCGTCACTAGCTGGACAACAGACTATCGTGAACCGTCTATCAGAAACTTTATCTGGATCTGTAAGTTCATCGCAATGGAAGAAAATACCTCAGAGCTAGATGTATACAATGAAGCATCGCAATATTTTACCTAGTTGTATTCTCCATCATCAGGAGGTAACTCATCAGGCATAAGCTTGTCTGTCTCCGTTATGTAATGCTCCAATAGCTGAAGTATCTGCTCCGTACTCCAACCCGCATTGACCTTGTACGCTACCAGAACAAATGCCAACGAATGAGCTATATCATCAGGACGTACACCTGCCTCATTCAATGGCTCTATAACGTGCATCAAAGACATCACTACCGCCTTAGCTGCCTCACTACGTCTTATTTTGGTGGCCATTGTACCTGATACCTCTTCGCCCACTTGTAGGCACATCTCTGTACTGCAGCTATATCCTGATTGTAAGTCCTCGACAATGCCATCCAAGTCATACCATGCTTCCGAGCCTGATAAATACAAGCACCCTTCGAAGCCTTCTTCAATGGCCAAGGACAACCAGAATTGTTCGCATAATTACGAGCAGCCCTCAATGCTGATTGACTATTACAATACCCTATGTTCTTCGCTACAATAGACCAAGAACACCTGTATCGTTGACGATATTCATAAGCTTCTTGACCCTTCGTCATCTCAGTAATCCGTCCAAGGCCATACATCATTTTTAACCCCCTTCTTCAATAACCATTCCCGAATATCAAACTCTTGCTCAATCGCACGTATCTTTTGCCAAGCCCAATAATCACGCATTGTATTAAACTTCTTCCCTCTAGCATGACGTATCTCTGACATTAAACACTCTATTAACTGAGCACTAGCTAACGTGTCACCTATCGAACTGTGCTCCTGAATTATCTCTATACCACGTCTGTCACACACTCTGCTCAAACGATGACTGCCCTTTCCTCGTACATTGCTGTCTACTGCCCTCGCCATCACTAAACCACATATGCCAAATAACTGACTGCCAAATACCGCATCATGATGATGCGTCGGTTGCCATTGTACATTCCGTCTGTATTCGTGATTCAATACCGTCCAGTCATACGGTAGATTGTATGCTGCAAGGACACGTCCAAAAAGTAATTCACTTATCTCTTCCCAGCACTCCCAGAAAGTTGGACAATCTGCTACCTGACTGTCCCCTATACCGTGTATCATTGCCGCTTCATCTGGTATGCTGATACCAGGATTGAAACGCTTGTCAAAGACTACCTCGGCATTGTCATAACCTAAGTTCAAATGTACAATCGCAAGCTCCACAGCACGACAAGAAGTAGCATCTATTCCTGTTGTCTCAAAATCAAATACAGCTACAGGTAAACCATATAAAGGTAAACTGGCAAATTCGTTAACGTTGTATCGCATAGACACGTTATACCAGACGAGAGTTGACATAGCAACAACATTCTATGACAGTCTTCCGAGCCGGAAGCGTGCGGACACTCTGGTCCACATACGCCCTCTCGGAAGACTATCGTGTGTTTGTCCTGGGGGTCTAAGGCCTAAGACATTACTCTCAGTTTGTCAAGGACAATATGTGTCCGGTTTATAGGGCCTTTTATGTTGATATCTATGATCTCCAATGGTATTATATATACATACGTTGGCTCTTTTAAATCGCAATCAAGATTTAGTTTGGTGGACCACCAAGCAAAAACACCCTCTTCCAACCCTCTCGGTCGTTGGAAGAATCAAGGATTATTTTCAAAGATCGGTCGCTCGTTTACGTCGACTTGATCGAACCGTCGTTCCCTCGGTAACGGGAAAGCTCGAAGCCCTTTCAGGGACGCTTTCAGGGTTACGTCGCTCTCTCCTCTCTCACAAGGGGACGCGCACTCCTCCCTCAGTGAAAATAATCCTTACGCAACGTACAGCCCCTCTCAGGAGGGGCACCTTATCAACTAACAGGCTGGCCAGCCTACTTCACGGAGGTGAAACAATGGCTACTAAAAAACAAGTCGCTCTGGCTTGGTACAACGGTATCAAAGCTAAGACAGGAAAAAACAAAAGAGGTGATATCACCTTTCACACAGATGGTGAGAAGCTATGGTCTTATGACCTTCTGATTGGCTACACCGAAGAAGGAAAAAAAATCGTTTTGGATTACACTAGTCCAGACAACTTTTATTCTATGACTACTTCACATCATGTTGGATGTGCTCGACGTTGGGCCCATAAGGCGGTGTCGCCATGATCCCTAGTCTACTCCATAAGCTCGTCCTCGCTATGTAATCCTAGCCCTCTCCGGAGGGCTTTTATTTTGCCCATCTCCGATAGTCCCATTTGGTCCCAACAGCACAACAGTGTGTGCTGCGGCCGCCAAATGGGACTATCTTT